TCAAATGTATAAAGACGGTTGGCGTCCTGATTACATTGTAGGCATTACACGAGGCGGCAATGTACCTGCTACTATTATTTCAAATATGACTGGTATTCGCTGTGAAGCACTTAAAGTTAGTTTGCGCGATGCCGAAGGCCACAATGAAAGTAACTGCTGGATGTCTAGCGATGCATTTGGATATGTTGAAGAGAATGAACGTGAAATTTATAAAGCACGTTGGGATATCAGTAAGCGTAAAAACATTCTTATTGTAGATGATATCAACGACACAGGTGCTACGTTTAACTGGATTAAAGAAGACTGGCGAGACAGTTGTTTGCCTGACGAAAGTAGTTGGGACACCGTATGGCATAAGAATGTTCGATTTGCTACTATCACAGACAACCTATCAAGCGAGTTTGACGGGAAGGTAGACTACAGTGTACACGAAGTAAACAAAGCAGAAGAAGATGTTTGGTTAGTTTATCCTTGGGAGATTGTCGGTGCGTATGCGTGATGACCTGATGGTCCAGCAGCAGGTAGAATCAGTATGGCAACATATGGTTGGCGTTATCTGCCTTAACCTTACTAACCGCAAACAAGTAAAAGCAGTACTGCCTACATTTTTTAGCAAATGGTCTTGTGCAGACGCTTTATTACACGCTACACGCAACGAAATAGAAGAAGTCATTGCACCTTTAGGTATGCGTAAAGTACGTGCAGAACGCTTATATCGTATGAGTGAACAGTTTAATGACTGGGATGGCGATGATGCTACAGAATTATACGGCATTGGTAAATACGGAAGCGACAGTTATGAACTGTTTTATAAAAAGCGTGTTCCGGAAAATGTAGGCGATCACGAACTTAAGAGATATGTTGAGGAAGAATTTTATGGGTAGAACTGTGTTCTTAGGTGACAGTCACGCTGCCGGATATTGGGTAGAGCCTGATCAAACTGTTCATCAGTGGGAACATAACTACGGTAATAGTTATTCAAAAGAACACAATAAAGATGTTGTAGTTTATGCTACACCCGGTGCCTGTAATAAGAAATATCCTATTTGGCTTAAATCTATGTTAGATCGTTATAATGATATTGACGAAGTTTTTGTACAAAGTACATACTGGAATAGATGGTTAATGGGTGCTAGTAAAAGTTTAGATTACGGCGATGGCACTAAAAGTGATATGTTCTTAGATGATAGATATGTTTGTCCTAACAATAAGCATATTAAATATTACACAGATTGGCGAGCTACAGATGATTTTATCGAAATTCCGGAACAATGTCGTGCAGAATTATTTGAACAGTTTAAAGGTTTATACTTCGACGACGATAATATTACTCCTGACTGGGCGCCGTTTCACGAAAAATATCCTTACACAAAACTATATAATGAAAGTTTAACACATCTACAATATAGAGATTATCTAAGCGATATGTATATTATTAATGCGTTATGTAAAGAACGTAGTATCAAATGGTATCTTTGGACAATGAACGAACGAGTTTACTTTCCAAAACATTTTGATTTATTTGGTCCATTATCTGAATGCACCATTGCAGCCAAGAGTGCAGAAAGCTACTTACAAGAAAGTTTAAATATACACATAGAAAACAATACATTAGATGGCGAGCACTATCCAGAAAGTACTCATCAACTTATAGCATCTAATTATTTTGATTACTTAAAGGGGAATAATAATGAGTGAGTTGTATACACTTTGGCAAGCAAAAAAAGCAGGTGTTGCTCCCTGGGAAGATGAAATATTTTCAAATGATGATTTTGTAGTATACAGAGACAAGTATCCTGTATCAGAAGCAGGTCATTTCTTAATTGTGCCAAAGAAAAATACTGATGAAGAAATACAAAAAGGATTTCGTTATGCTATATCTATCGGACGAGAAAGAGTATTAGATGATGCATTGCCTATAACAGGATTTAATGTAGGAATGAATGTAGGCGACAGTGCTGGACAGACTATTAATTATCCGCACATTCATCTTATCTTACGCACAGATGGAGATATGGAAGATCCAACCGGAGGGATTAGAAACATTTTTCCGGGCAAAGGTAACTATAGAAAATAAGGAAAGGACTATGGAGTTGAAGGAACAAATGGTAAATGCCGCAAGGAAACACGCAGAGGCGGAGTTAGAATTGCACAAGACAAACATCGAAGTTTATATGCAAAAAGTAGTAGGCATCGGTGAACATTCTGATATTATTGAAACGATACAGAAAGAACTAGATGCAATGGCGGCTGCAAATGATCGATTAGAAATGCTAGAAAAATACTTTTCTGGTTGACAAATAACCTAAATAAGTGTATACTGTATATAAATGAATTGCAGTATACACGGCAATCCACTGCCTTAACATCGGAGAATAAAATTGAGCAGATCAAAACAAATACTAGCCCGTTTGCAAGACGCAAACATTCGCTATTGGGCCGGCGACAACATTTCAGAAATACTACAAAACGGTGATAAAGAAGCACTAATTGACGATGCTACAGTAGCATTTGAAGGTGTGCTTGACGCACTATTAATTGATCGACATAACGACCCTAACTCACAAGGTACTGCAAGACGTCTTGCTAAAATGTACTTTAATGAGATTATGGCAGGACGTTATGATCCTATTCCAAGTGCAACTGCATTTCCAAATGATAGCGACGACCGTTACGAAGGTATGCTTGTAGTGCGTTCAGAACTAAAGAGTATGTGTAGTCATCACCATCAGCCAGTTACTGGTACTGCATATATTGGTATTATTGCGGCTGAAAAACTTATTGGCCTTAGCAAGTATACACGTATCGCACAGTGGTGCGCTCGACGTGGCACACTGCAAGAAGAACTTGCTAATGATATTGCACGTGAGATTCAGAAAGCAACAGGTGCAGAACACTTAGGTGTTTATATTCAGGCAACACACGGTTGCTGTGAGAATCGCGGTATCTTGGCACATAGTTCACTTACACAAACAACTGTACTTAAAGGTGCATTTAAAGACGATACAGGAACTAAGAAGGAATTCTTTGACAACATTAAGTTGCAACAGGAATTTGCTTGCTAATGTTAGATAAGCATTTTAGTACTCCTATATATTGTAAACACTTTACGAGATTCGAGTCGGAAGGTATGCAAAAAGAAATAGGAAGCATTATCGATGAACTAAATTTTGATAAAGTCCCTGAGTGGGGTCCTAGCAATCATAGTATTAGTGATCCTACTTTTAGGTCAACTTTGTTCGGTACATACAATATGCCTAATACTGTTACAAAGATTTTATCTACAGTAAACGAATATATCAACTCATTAAACAGCACTAAGAATTTTGCTGTTGATATTAAAGAATCTTGGCTTACTGATACTAGAAAGAACGAACATACTATTCCACACAATCACGGTGCATTTGATATTTCAGGAGTGTACTATTATGCAACAAATTCTAAGGACGGAGACCTACATTTTGTAAATCCTTCTCCTATTACAGATACTAGTAAATTTATTGACGATACTCAATATATCAAATATATGCCACAGGTAGGGCTTATGTTATTATTTCCTAGCTGGCTTACACATTTTGTGAACGAAAACGAAACAGACAACCGTAGAATTAGCTTGTCTTTTAACATTGAATTAACGGAGGAATAAAATGAAACTAAGATACTCTGAAGCATTTTATAGCGTACAAGGTGAAGGCAAGTTTGTAGGAGTGCCTAGTGTGTTCTTACGTACATTTGGTTGTAACTTTCGTTGTATGAACTTTGGTCTTAAAAATGAGCCAATGCGTGACGAGAAACAAAAACAAGGTATTATTCATAATGCCGAAGTACAAGCACTGCTTGATGCAGGAGTACACAAGACTACAGAAAAATTTGAGGACTTGCCTATTATTCATACAGGTTGTGATACATATGCAAGTATCTACCCAGAATTCAAACACTTTAACAAACAAGCAGAAGTTGACGAAGTGGTTGAACATCTATTGTCACTTACACCAGAAGGTAAGTGGACAATGGACAATGGACAGGACATACACTTAATTATGACCGGTGGCGAACCTTTGTTGGCGTGGCAACGATTGTACGTCGAATTATTCGAGCATCCACGAATGGCGGACTTAAAAAATGTTACATTTGAAACAAACACTACACAATCTTTACACGACGATCTCTACAACTATCTCAACGATAGCGACAGACTTACGGTCACTTGGAGTTGTTCCCCAAAACTTAGCGTTAGCGGAGAACCTTGGGAGACTGCTATTAAGCCTGATATTGCTCGCGAGTATAGCCTTGTTGACGGCAGTGAACTTTATCTCAAGTTTGTTGTCGCTACTCAAGATGACTTTGACGAAGTTACAAGAGCTGTGGACGCTTACAGAAATGCCGGGGTACAATGTCCGGTATATCTTATGCCACTTGGAGGACGTTCGGAAGAGTACAATCTCAATGTTAAAGAGGTTGCCGAAGCGTGTATGGAAAGGGGCTGGAGATTCACCCCAAGACTCCACATATCATTATTCGGAAATGCGTGGGGGACGTGAGAATGAATTCGACCCAGACGAATTTCTTGAAGATGAGAAAATTAAACAAAAAACTAAAGCAAAAACACTCGAGGACCGAGTCAGGGAGGCAGGTATATAATGGGATGGTGGAATAAACTTATTAGAGATGCAGGTATCAAGAAAAAGATTGAGGAACCTGTAAAAGAAAAGACGCAAGAAGACATACGTCGAGAAGCATTGGACGCAGAGAAAGAAGCCGCTACTAAAGCAGGTGAACCTTGGGTTGCTGTATTAGATACGCAAATTAATCCAGACAACATTCGAAACGGTTTCTTTGAGCTCGATTGGAATAACGAATTTATTGAGCAACTGCTTGATGCAGGTTATTCAGGAGAGAGCAACGAACAAATTGTCGATCAATGGTTCAAGACTATTGTGTCGCAAATGCTCGAAGAAGAAGGTCAATCAACTGATCGAGGTATGGGTTACGTAAATGTAACACCGATTGATAAAAACAAAAGTTCGGTATCTTAATGCTTGACAATAGCCAGATCTGGTGTTATAATTATAGTATAAATTATACAAAGGCAAAAATATGTTAGAATTAATAGGTATTACAATGTTGGTTGCGTTCGTGCAGACTGGCGACATTTTTTCATTATGTATATCGGGGTGTATGTAAATGGCAACTTATGTTCTAGTAGATACTGCTAACACTTTCTTTAGAGCTCGTCACGTAGTACGTGGCGATTTAGATACTAAAGTAGGTATGGCACTACATATCACCCTTAATAGTGTTAAGAAAGCGTGGAACGACTTTGATGCAGATCACGTTGTATTTTGTTTAGAAGGACGCAGTTGGCGTAAAGACTATTACGAACCTTACAAGCGTAATAGACAAGAAACTCGCGATGCAATGACTCCTGCACAACAAGAAGAAGATACATTGTTTTGGGAAATCTTTGATGAGTTCAAAGACTTCATAGGTACAAAGACTAACTGTACTATGATGCGGCATCCGCAACTAGAAGCAGATGATCTTATTGCAGGTTGGGTACAAGCACATCCTAATGATACACACGTTATTATTAGTACTGACGGTGACTTTGCACAACTTGTTTCACCTAATGTAAAACAGTATAACGGTGTTAGCAATACAACTATTACACACGAAGGTTACTTTGACGACAAAGGCAAGCCTGTGATTGATAAGAAAACTAAAGAGCCTAGACCTGCTCCTAATCCTGAGTTTATGTTGTTTGAAAAATGTATGCGTGGTGACACTAGTGACAATGTTTTTAGTGCATATCCAGGTGTACGTAAAAAAGGCACTAAGAACAAAGTAGGCCTTATTGAAGCATTTGAAGATAAGAATACAAAAGGTTACAATTGGAATAATATGATGTTACAACGTTGGGTAGATCACAACGGTGAAGAGCATCGTGTACTAGACGATTACAATCGTAATGTAACACTCTGTGATTTGACTGCACAACCTGCAGAAATTAGAGAGATAATTAACAATACTATTGCAGAAGTAGAACCTAAGAACATATCACAGGTTGGTATGCGTCTTATGAAGTTCTGTGCTAAATGGGATATGCAACGTATTGCAGATCAGGCAGCAACTTATGCAACACCATTACAAGCGAGGTATCCGAAATGATGATAAAAGCAAAAGAGGTCTTAAAAGACAAGTTCTGGATTGTAGAAGAAGATAATAAAAAGATCGGAACGTTATCCTTTAATGACGATCAGTATATGCTTAGTGATGCTAGTGGTACGCATTTCTTTAATAAAAAGCAACTAAAAAATAAGCTAGGTAAAGAAGTAACTTGGGAAGCATTAACTATTAGAGAAACTCACGTTAGAGAAGTAAAAGGTTTTCCGACTAGTTGTGATCCTTACAACGATATGTATGACGTAACACGTGGATTACCGTTGTTTACTAAGAGTAAAAAATCTAAGAGTTTGTACTGTGCAGGTTATTATATTATCCACTTTGATAAAGGATGGGTTAAATCATTTTGTCCTAAATTAATTACAGTTGAACGTTATGAAACAAAAGGTCCTTTTAAAACTGACTTAGAGATGAGAACAGCATTAAGTAAAGCAAATGCAAGGTAATCTATTATTTTTAGGTTGTAGTCATACAAACGGTTTTTGGGGAGAACGTGATAAAGACGGCATTCTGCAAAAACACGTCGGTGACGAAAACAATTATGCAGAAATATATGCAAACGAATTAGCAGACGATCAATGCTACATTTATTCAAGTGCAGGGGCTTGCAATAGCAAATATCCTAGATGGATACGTCATATGCTTGATATTCATAAAGATATTAAAGGTATTTTTTTACAGTCTACCTATTGGGATAGATGGGTTATGGCAGCTGATCTTAATGAAAGCAATAGAATTATTAAGCCGAATACATTTTGTATGGTACAAAAAGAAACTGATAATTTAATTTTTTATGATGATCTTAATACCACAAACTATGAATTCGTTGAATGGTTCGAAAAAGTCAAATGGGATAGTGTAGGTCCTTATACAGAAGGTTGTCCTGAGTTCAATGGCGGATACAATTGGATTGGTTTTGACACAAATTATATGCATATGAAGTTTCACACTGAAATCAATACACATCTCAAAGCAGAAGAATATCTTAAGGATATTGCATTAATCGATGCGATGGTTGATGTTCCAGTGTATGTATGGCGTATAAATGATAGATCTCAACGTGCAGATAGATTAGATGTTTACAAACCATTAGATAACGTTGTGCATATTGAAACCCCCGCAAATATTTGGTTACTAGATAACTTAAATATTGATATAGAAAAAATGACCATAGACGAAGAGCATTATAATAAAGAAGCACACGAACTAATTGCTCGTCACTACATACCGGAGATACTTAATGGAACCGCTTAATACTACACCTGTACAACAATTCTTACAGCAGGTAAAAGCCGCAGACAGTGGCAATGCTAGAGAAGTTAAATTAGACATCCAAAGTGCAAAAAGACTTGCATTTACACTAGGTGAAGTAATGACTAGGCTCAATGGTAACCTAGAAGAACTACTTGCTAAAAAGGCATCGGGAAATGACGAAGTCATTCAAGTTACGATGGATGGCGGATCTGGGTGGAAATAAACTACGCAGATAACTGCTAAAAGAGATAAATATATGCGTACTTTATTTTAGAGGAAACGCATATGAGTAGACCCAAACCAAACGTGCTCTTAGAACACGTTGATAAAAAAACATATAAAACAGAACAGATCTTAGAAGCAGAAGCAATTTGGGCAGTCTTCTATAAGAATGAGCCTTTTAATCTAAAGTCTGCAAATATGTTAACAAGTTATCCGGGACCTAAATATAAAAAAGTAAGTTTTTCAAATCCCGGACACGCAATCAATTTAGCTAAAAAACTTAATGATCTTTTTTCTTGTAATGATTTTGAAGTGAAAAGACTTACTTTTGGTGAATCTGTTCCCTTAATCCAATGAACTGGAAAGAAACCTACACCAAAATATTCTTAAAACAACTAGGGAAAACCTTTAACGAGGTTGCCCTTAAAGAATATATGCCATTATGGTGGCAGAATACTAGAGCTAAATCAGAAGGTGGTTTAAGACTTACTGACGAAGGTTTTAGAATGGTAACAGAAGATTTAGAGTTATCAACTTATGATGTTCCGTATCCTGTAGACTTTGAATTAACAACACAAACTGTTCTATTCTTAGACAAGTTTATTAGCTGTCCTTACTATATGGGCCGTAGAGGTATTACAGTAACGGACGAAAAGAAAGCACTCGAACTGCATCTTTTCTCAGGTGACATCCGAAAATACGGCTTAAACAAAGCAATGAAGCGACAAGAAAAAGATTAACTTTTTGGCAAATAAGTGGTTGACATTTGGCCTTTTATAGCGTATTATATATACATACTTAGAAATAAACGCACTGATCTAGTAAGAGGAATACAAAATGGAAGCTACAGCAACTCGCACCGTATCACCGAATAGCGCAAAATCTGCTATTAAACACGCATTAATTAAGAATCGTCCAATCTTTATTTGGGGACCTCCAGGTATTGGTAAATCAGATATCGTTGCACAGATTACTGATTCACTAAAAAACTCGCATTTGATTGACATTCGACTATCACTTTGGGAACCTACAGATATTAAAGGTATTCCATATTATAGTGCAAATGACAATGCTATGGTATGGGGTGCACCTAGCGAATTACCTACAGAAGAATTTGCTAAACAATATGATAACATTGTTATCTTTTTTGACGAAATGAATTCGGCAGCGCCAGCAGTACAAGCGGCAGCATACCAACTCATTCTTAACCGTCGTGTAGGACAATATAAACTGCCCGACAATGTTCGAATTGTAGCGGCTGGTAACCGTGAAGCAGATAAAGGTGTTACATACAGAATGCCAGCACCGTTGGCAAACCGTTTTGTTCACTTAGAGCTTGCAGTCAGCTTTGATGACTGGTTTACTTGGGCAGTAGACAATAAAATTCACAAAGACGTAGTAGGTTTTCTTAACTTTAGTAAGAAAGACTTATATGACTTTGATCCAAAATCTCCAAGCCGTTCTTTTGCAACACCACGTAGTTGGTCTTTTGTAAGCGAATTGCTTGAAGACGAGCTTGACGAAAACACAACTACTGATCTTGTTTCGGGTTCAGTAGGCGAAGGGTTGGCTGTCAAGTTTATGGCGCACCGTAAAGTTGCGTCTAAGATGCCTAATCCAACTGATATTTTAAATGGTAAGGTAAAAGAGCTGAAGACTAAGGAGATCAGTGCAACGTATTCCTTAACTGTCTCACTCTGTTACGAGTTGAAGGAAGCATCTGATAAGAGCGATAAAAAGTTTGATGACAAAGTTAACAACTTCCTGCGCTTTGCAATGGATAACTTCGAAACAGAGTTGGTTGTTATGGGTATCAAACTTGCTCTTACACAATACGGATTGCCTATCGATCCAGATGAAATCGAATGTTTCGATGAATTCCACGAGCGTTTTGGCAAATATATCCAGGCTGCTCAAGCGGCATAACACAAAAAAGAGTTGGGCGATCTCTTCAAAAACGCCCATTTTCTCTTGACTTTTGCCTTAAATACTAGTATAATGAATACATAAATTAACAAAGAGGACATAGCAATGAGCGTAGCGGGTACTAAACATTGGACACCAGATCCGGATATTACAGAAGAAGCTCTTCTTGCAATGCGAGAAGAAACACTAGAACGTATCATTGTTGCACGAGTAGGATTGTTACTTCGTCATCCTTTCTTTGGTAATATGGCAACACGCCTTAAAATTATGGCAGCAGACGACTGGTTGCCTACCGCCGCAGTAGACGGCCGTAATTTATATTTTAACACACAATTCTTTAATGCAATGTCAAACAAAGAAATTGAGTTTGTTATTGCACACGAAATTTTACACTGTGTATTTGATCACTTAGGACGTCGTGAAGGACGTGATCCTGTACTTTACAACATTGCCGCAGATTATATTGTAAACAACCTACTAGTACGTGATCGTATTGGTGATAAGCCTAAACTTGTTGATTGCTATCAAGACTTTAAATATGAAGGTTGGCAAAGTGAAGCAGTATACGACGAACTATTCAAACAAGCAAAAGAAAACGGCAAAAAGTTCTTAGATGAACTTGGTGAACTTTTAGACGAGCATCTAGACGGCGAAGGTGATCAAGACGGCGAAGCAGATGCAGGTGAAACAAAAGATGGAAACGGCAATACTGTAAGTAAAGCAAAACCTAAATATTCTAAAGAAGAAGCTAAAAAGATCAAGGATGAGATCAAAGAAGGTATGCTACAGGCAGCTCAAGCCGCAGGTGCTGGTAACACTCCAGGCGAAGTGCAACGTATGATCAAAGAGCTTACTGAGCCGCAAATGAACTGGCGTGAAATTATTAGCCAACAGATTCAATCAACAATTAAACACGATTTTACATTCCAACGTCCAAACCGTAAAGGTTGGCAGAGTGGTGCTATTTTACCTGGGCAAAACTTTGATGAGCAAATTGACTGTTGTATCGCGCTTGATATGAGTGGTTCAATTGGCGATGTGCAAGCGAAAGATTTCTTAGGTGAAGTAAAAGGTATTATGGAGCAATTCAAAGATTACAATATTAAAATTTGGTGTTTCGATACTAAGGTATATAACGAACAAGAGTTTACAGCAGACGGTGGCGAAGACTTAGTAGACTATGAATTGTTTGGCGGCGGTGGCACTGACTTTGATGCTAACTGGACTTATATGAAAGAAAACGATATACAACCTAAGAAGTTTATTATGTTCACAGATGGTTATCCTTGGGATAGCTGGGGCGATCCAGACTACTGTGATACTGTATTTTTAATCCACGGACACCATAACAAGGACCTTGAAGCACCGTTTGGAGTAACAACACATTATGAAAACGCAGCTTAAGGAACCTAATCCTTTAAACTTTTATGAGGCGAGACAGGTAAAAGTTCTTCCGCCTCATTTTCAATCTATTAATTTAGGTGCAACGATATATAATTTAGAAGATACTATTTGTAAGTGGATTACAAACAATTTAAAAGGTCGATTCTATTGTTCAAGATCTATTAGTTTGACTTCTGATAATCAGCTTAATCAAACAATTAAGGTAGGTTTTGAAGAACCAAAAGAATTGTCCTATTTCACTTTGGCGTGTCCACATTTAAAATACAAGTAAATAAACATAGCATATAATTTAACAGGAGATAAAATATGTCTGAAGAAGTAAAAGCAGAAGACGCAAAAGCATCCGAAGCACCTGCACAAGCAAATGCACCTGCACAAGCAGATGCACCGGCGGCAGCAGAATTGACTGTACAGGACTTACAAGCTCTTAAAAACATCATCGATGTGTCTACACCAAGAGGAGCATTTAAAGGCAATGAACTAATGTCTGTAGGTCAAGTATATAACAAATTAGAGGCATTTTTAGGTGCAGTGGCACAGAACCAAGCACCGACAGCGCCTCAAGGAGAATAGATAATGGCTATTAAACACGTAGGTAGAATGGCTAACAATCAACGTAAAGTTGTTGTAGCATACCGAGTAGTACCAGGTGACGGCGAACACGAAAACGCTGTTGTAGTTACTACTGAAAACTTAGATTCAGCAGATCACGATGTACTGATGAAAACTGTAGAATCTGACGCAGCTCAAGCAGCAAATGAATTTGCCGAAGTAATGGCAAGAACTCGTTTATCAGACGGGCGTAATATGCTTGCTGCCTTTCACACTACAGGAAAAATGGTGAAAGTAAAACAAGCTGATGTAGAAATGACTCCTGATACACGTACTGTAATTAATCTTGCAGAATTAAATAAGATTATTGCAGAGCAAAAAGGAGTAACTGTAGCAGACCTTGCAGTGACAGACGATACTACTAGCAAGAAACCAAGACAGGTTGTTGCTGAGAACATCGATCTAGATAAAGTAGATGTACCACCTCAGGTAGTAGAAGCGGCAGAAATTGCAAATAACCAAGTACTTACTGACGAAGAAATGGCAGCTAAATATAGAAGCGATGCTGATAGAATGTTTAAAGAAGCACAGCATTTAAGAAAGATGGCCGAAGAGCTCGTACCATCTAAGAAGAAAGCCAAAGTAAAGTCAGAAGAAAGTGCCTAGTGATAAATCAAAGAAGTTACCCGCAGACGTTATTAAACAATGGCCCGAAGTATTAAAAGATATTGATATCGATGTAGTTCCAGTAGAATACTTAGAATCTGTTAAAATTACATTTACTGATGGGAAAATTTGGGAGATCGATACTACTCGAAATCCCCAAGAAGTAAACATTGAAGACGCTGTAGAATCACTTATGGAAGAATACGAGGATGTTATCCAAAGCGTAGATTTCCGGCTCGATACCGTACGGGTTAAAAGAGATATTAAGAAAAGAACTGCACAGTTTCTAAAGAAAAGAAGCTAAGAGATTATTTGTGTTTGTGATAAATACTATAACAAAACCATTCCAGGAGTGAAGTACAGATGGCATTACAGATAAGACGCGGTACAGATGCTGAAAGGCAAAGTGTAACACCTAAAGAAGGTGAATTAGTTTACACAACTGATACTAATAGACTATGGGTAGGCGGTAAAATTGCGCCTAGTCAGTCCTTAACACCAGGAGGCATATTAGTTTCCGGTTCATTAGTTAACGATACAAATCCAACACTAGCAGCAGATATGGATTTGAATGGAAATAATATTACCGGTACAGGTAACATTAACATTAACGGTAATATTACTGCAACAGGTAATATTAATTTAGGTGATGGTGTTGAAGATAATGTTATAGTAGGCGGACAAATTACTGGCGATCTTATTCCTGGATCAAAGAACACTTTCGACCTAGGCGCTCCTGCAAGCGGTTGGAAAACTTTGTATGTCAGTGATGTTTTAGCAGAAACACAAGTATCAGCAGGCGACCTTTCAATTAAAGGAAGCATTACCAAAGATGATAGTAGTGTGATCTACGACGGCGCTACACAAGCCCTTACAGTAGGTGATATTGCATCGGGTGCTATTACTGCAAGTGGTGCTATTTCAGGCACTAGCGTTGCTGTAACAAGCGTTACAGCTAATACATTAACTGGGGATTTAACTGGTAGTGTATTTGCAGACGACAGCACTTTACTAGTTGATGGCATTAACGGAACACTTTCGAATGGTACACTAACTTTAGAAAATAATAATATTTACGGTAGTACTCTTGCTGAAGAATTTTACGGCGGCTTTATCGGTAATGGAATGAAGCTAGTAGCAATTGGTGACAGATCCGATCCGGCTTGTATAGTAATTGAAGGTAATGATGCTCCGCTTGTTATTAGAGGTGTTGCAACTAACACTGGTTCTACAACAATGGTATTAGAAGCATCAAGATTTAGCGGTACTACTCAGCAAGCAGTTCAACCAGGTGACTATATTGGCGCACTTGGTTTTGATGCATACGAAGGAGCCGCTAATAGACGTGCCGCATTGATCAGCACAACGGTTCAAAGTGCAATCAGTGGTAATAACTTTGACACTGATATGACCATAAGTGTTTTAGCTCAAACCGGTCTTTATAATCAATATGTTTTCAAATCCTTTGGATTGTTTGAAACAGCAGGCGTAAGTTTATTCTCTGCGTCTGAAGCAGAACTAAGTGGTATTTCAACAGTTGCACAAAAAGGTTCAATTGGCTTTGGAGACACAAGAGACTCTATGGTTGTTTATGACGGTACTGTATTCCGAACAGTAACAACTAATGTAGGTGTTCCAGCAGGACCTACAGCAACAGGTAAAGCAGGACAAATTGCAGGCGATGCAGACTACGTATATTTCTGTCATAGCAATGACAATTGGATTCGTGTAGCCAAAGACGCAACCTGGACATAATACCCAATAATAAATAAATGTAGTAACAATCGGAGTACTACATTATGCAAAAAAAATCCTTAGAAGAAATCTATCAGATGAAGAAGATCTGGCGAGGGGATGAGATTCCTATTGCAGGGCATCTTATGTCTTTCCAAGATGCGTTACGTAACGAATTTCTTGACGGTTTTTCAACAGTCGAAGAGGCGTGTAAGAAATTCAGCACAGACAACTTAGATCTTAGGATGTTT